TCATTTCTAACGATTAGACAATTTTTTACTGTCCTTGATTTGGGGGACACTTCAATCAATCTTGCGTCTTTGATTTTTTTGTTCAGTATTCCTATCAGTACATCATGGTTAATATTGTCAAAACAGCCTTTGATGTCACCCTCTATAAACCATTTTGCACCTGTGAATTTCATACGCAGACTTTTTAAAGCAGTATGACAGCTCCTGTTCGGTCTGAAACCATGAGAACATTCATGAAATATAGGCTCATATACTGCTTCTAAAATCATACGTACAGCTTCCTGTACAAGTTTGTCTGTAAATGTCGGAATACCAAGCGGACGCATTTTATCAGAATTCTTTTTTAGTATATATGTGCGTCTTACAGGTGTTGGGTTAAATTTGCCGTTTTTCAGCTGTTCTGTGATTTTCTGTATTTTTCTTTCACTAAAGCCGTCGGCAGTGTCATCATTTACACCTTTTGTTGATGCACCGTTATTTGCATACAGATTTCTGTATGCTTCAAACCATATATCCTCCCGCAATAAATATCTGAACAGACGTGTAAACACTTCATCTTTATTGTTCAATGAGTTTTTGCTTACTCTCGTCAAAATTTCGGTTGTTGGTTGCATTTCAGCCATTGAGGTTTTCCTCCCTAACTTTCTTCATTTTTGACCATAACAACTGTTTCCCTTCGCCATGCAGACGGTGTTCCCGTCCTCGGACTACTATGGAAACTCCGTACCCTTGGGTCATATTCAGATTCTTAAATCATAGCTTTTCAGCATTGACCTTTAGGGTATCCTCGGTTAGTGTAAATAACTGGTTGCAGATTGTCGGATATGCTTTCGTTTCGTTTGCACAAGTTCTCTTGCACGTCATATGAATATTGAGGCAATAATTTATTGGCGACGATAATAAATTGCATTCATATTTAAGGTATCAGGCAAATTTCCTTAACCATTGGCTAACTGGGACTTGAAACTCACATTCAACAAATACAGTTTTATCCTCTTATCTACTTAGCGTTGCAGTTCAGTCGTTCTTGATTGCCTTTAAGAAACTTACTGCTTTCCCAACGTGCTATGTTCCCGTGTCAGCTTTCGCCTTTCGGTTAGTTGGGTCGCTTACAGAATTACCTATTCTGTGTGTTACCAAATTCACATTTATTTACACCCTGTCCGAGCGCACATCTCCATACCACGTGCTGTCTGAAATAGGACCTTCAAAATACAGCTCTGTTTCTCTAGTATCTTCATTTTTAATAAAGTTCCAGAATTTCTTCATTCTTTTGTTTCCTCGCTTTCATTAGATTTTGCAAATGCGCCTGCATTTTGTAATTTTGTAAACGAACCGTTACAAAGGTATAAGTCGCCCCCTAATTCAGTAGGGATGCGGTTCATATCTTCCAGTTCACGAATATCATTCGCCGACATCCAGCCATTCTGTCTTGCTGTCGCATATCCTTGCATTCGTGAAGCATAATCGCCTCGAAGCAATCCTTCAACGTTGAACTTAATGAAATACTTTCCTTTTTCGCTATCAGAAAGCAGTGACTTTTGCAAACTTTGCTCCCACCGAACAAGCCAAGGGTCAAGAGTGTATTTTACAAATTCAAGGCTTTGCTGTTCGATATTGCTGAATGTTGCGTGTTCAAGGTCACCAATCATATGGAGCGGTACACGGTATAGACGTGCAATTTCTTCTACCTGAAACTTTCTTGTTTCCAAGAACTGAGCTTCATTATTTGGGATAGAAATCGGTTGATATTTCATGCCCTCTTCGAGGACGGCGACCTTATGGGCGTTACCTGAACCGTAGGCATTATGCCATGCTTTGCGGATTTTTGCAGGGTCTTTAATAACTCCTGGATGCTCTAAAATGCCGGAAGGTGATGCACCATTGGCAAAGAAAGTAGATCCGTACTCCTCGCAGGCAAGAGAAATTCCTATCGCATTTTTTGCAAGTGCAATGGGAGAATATCCGACCAATCCATCAAAACCAAGTCCGGGGATATGCAGAATATCTTCAGCTTTCAGAACGATTTCACCTTGGTCTTTCAGATTTGGGTTTGCTTCGTCATATCGACTATAAATGTATATCAGATTATTTCGCTCGTCACGGTCAACTTTAACTTTATCGGGCATCAGTGGATACAATCCCATGACTTCGCCACGTCCATTACGAATTATCTGAGCGTAAGCATTGCCATAAATCAGCAAATGTGACATCAGAGTTTCTCTAAAAACAAAACTCGTCATTTCAGGATTCGGCTGGTCGTGGAGTAAAAAGTAAAGCGAATGCATTGGCACTCGCTCTTTTCCTTTATCGGTGTATTTGTAGACGTGCAGCGGTAATTGTGCTATCGCTTCACTCAGAACCCTCACGCAGGCATACACCACGGTATGCTGCATTGCCGTTCTGTCATTGACTCGTTTTCCGCTGTTTGATCTGCCGAAAAAATAACTGTAGGATGGTGAGTCGTAGCTGTTTGTCGGCTTGTCACGGCTGCGGAAAAGTCCGCTGAAAATACTCATAAAATCAGCTCCTTTCTTGACTTTTCGTATATGAGTGTGGTATAATATGTGAAACTAAATGTAAGGCATCTGCCTTACAAATCAGAATATATAAGGCTGTTAAATCATATAATATAAAACGATTAGGAGAAGAAAGATGTCAATTATCAGAAATTTGCAAATTGATGAAAATGGTTGGTTTTCTAATGGAATATTTAAATCAACTTCACTATTTAACGAAGAAATGGCTGTTTCAATATTTGTTGATGATGGTGCAACAGAAGAAGATGCTATTAAATGTATAGAGCATTATAATGGTTTATTAGAAAAGCCAGAGGTGTGTAAGCAGATTCAGGAAGGTTTAGAAAAATTTTTCCTATATATGTATCATGAGTGGCATGATTTCAGTGACATATATGGCGATATTGCAAAATCTCTGGAGCCAGTTATGGATGGATATAAGGAAGGAAATCAATTGGTTACATATTTATATAAACCCACATTATATGTCTTTCCGCAATTGGAAAATGAAATCGGATATGGTCTTGAATGTGAGTGCCCATGGGAGCCGGAACATCAATGTTTAATTTTGATTCGTAACGATAAAGTTGTCTATGTTGGACCTTCCAAGGGTAATGATCCATGGGGTGACGATGACGATTATTATTGCATATGGAATGATGAATATGAAGACTAAATTGTTCTAGTCAAATACCAGTTTGCAAAGATAATCCTAGTTATAAAACCAGCATCTCCCTCGTATCATAAACCGACTTATCAGAAACACATCCACAGCGAATCGCACGGTCAAGAGCCATAATCAAGGCAACAGCACCGTCAATCTTCTCCGTGGATTTCTCTTTATCCGGCTTGATATTTCCGGCAGGATCACGCTTAATGAAAATGTTGTCAATATTCCAGCGCAGAACCGGATGTCCATTGTGGGCAAGTTTTTGCTCTAAAGTCAGCTTCATAAGCTCCTTGGTAGGTGGCGACATATCTCGATAGCCCTGACCAAACTGCACCAGTGTGAATCCCATATCTTCGAGGTTCTGCGACATCTGCACGGCACCCCAGCGGTCGAATGCAATCTCTTTGATATGAAACTTCTTTCCCAGTTTATCAATGAAATTTTCGATAAAGCCATAATGTACAACATTGCCTTCTGTAGTCTGCAAAAATCCCTGCCGTTCCCATAAATCGTAAGGAACATGGTCACGGCGTACTCGCAGTGGAAGCGTTTCTTCCGGCAGCCAAAAATACGGCAGAACATAATAAAAGTCGTCATCATCAGTAGGTGGAAAAACAAGTACAAATGCCGTAATATCGGTCGTTGATGACAAATCCAATCCACCATAACAGACACGCCCGGCAAGGAAATCTTCGTTAAAGGCAACCTTGCATTTATCCCATTTTTCCATCGGCATCCACCGTACAGCCTGTTTTACCCATTGATTCAGACGAAGCTGACGGAACGCATTTTCTTCACCCGGAGTTTCCTTGGCAGAGTTACACGCAGCCACAACCTTATCCATGCCGATTGTCTTATCAAGACTTGGATTTGCCTTTTTCCAAACTTCCGGGTCAGTCCAGTCCTCACTCTCGTCTGCACCGTAAATGACGGGATAAAAAGTAGGATCGTGCTTTCTGCCTTCGATGATGTCTTTCGCCTTGGAATGCACCTCATAACAGATTGAATTTGTGTCTGTTCATGCGGTTGTGATGAGGAAGTACAGCGGCTGCATTCTCGCATCACCCGAACCCTTTGTCATAACGTCAAAAAGTTTGCGGTTGGGCTGCGTATGCAGTTCGTCAAAAACTACGCTATGAATGTTAAAGCCGTGTTTGCTGTATGCCTCCGCCGAAAGTACCTGATAAAAGCTGTTAGTCGGTGTGTAAACAATACGTTTTTGCGAAGTCAGAATTTTTACCCTCTTGTTCAGGGCAGGACACATTTGCACCATATCGGCGGCAACATCAAAAACAATTGCAGCCTGCTGTCTATCAGCAGCACAGCCGTAAACCTCGGCACGTTCCTCGCCGTCACCGCAAGTGAGAAGAAGTGCCACTGCGGCAGCAAGTTCTGATTTGCCGTTTTTCTTCGGTATCTCGATGTATGCCGTATTGAACTGTCGATAGCCGTTAGGTTTGAGAACGCCGAATAAATCACGGATAATCCGCTCCTGCCAGTCGAGCAGTTCAAACTTTTTTCCTGCCCAAGTACCTTTGGTGTGAGATAGGCACTGAATAAAATTGACGGCATAGTCTGCCGCCGATTTGTTGTATTTTGAATTCTCCGCCATAAAGCGTGTCGGCTTGAATTTTGCCATTGTATTCACCTCCAATACGAAAAAAGACCTGCCAAAAGCAAGCCTTGAATGATTTTTTGAACGCCCCTTGGAGCGTTTTTTTTATTGAGATTGCTCTTCCATTGTAACCATATTACCATAAAAAAGCAAGGATAGCAAGTCATTTTAGAATCATAAACTACACAAAGATAAGCCGAAAAATCGGTGAAAAATATACCGCCGGAGAAAACGAAAATGGCTGTACGAGCAATAGCCCCTTTCAAGGGCTATCGCTGCTTTTGGACGCTGTTCTCAGGCTCTTACAATGTTGAAGTCGTCGATTCTGTAACCGTTCTTTTTGATGTAGCTGCAAAGCCAATCGTCTGCTTTGGCAGGGCTGTCAAACTCTTTGATTACCACCCATTCAATCTTGCCGGGGTTGTAAATGCGGATTCCGTTTTCTACTCTTTCGCTTGCCTTTCCTGTTGCCATTCTTGCCTTAACTTTCCATGTTTTTGCCATTTTCGTTTCCTCCAAAAATTTTTTCCGTAGGGTTTTGTCCCTTTCGGTAATTACATATTACCATACTGTCCGGCACTATGCAAGCGGCTAAATGTACAGAAAAATCGGGAAAAATCAGCCTTGATAATTGTGTGATATACACCATCGGAAAGAACGGAAAGGGGCATTTTTCAGCCCCAATCCGTTACTCATACTCTTTTAAGAGAATCGCAAGCGCCGTTCCGGCTTCGATTGTCTGCGGCGGAATGTCCAGCCCTCTGTCATAGTTATAAACAATTTCGCCCTTCTGCTTTAACATCAGCTTGCTGATTCTACCCTCTTTGATTCCGTAAACGCTGCCCTCGTCAAAAATCTTTGCCCAGTAGTGAACCACTGTGTATTTGCCGTCCTTGTTCGGTACTCCGATTGTTCCTTCTTTCCACATAATGAAAACCTCGCTTTTTCGTAGTTTTCGGAGCGTTCTTCGCTTCCGTTGTGTAGTATATTACCATACTTTCTGAGATACATCAAGCGGCTAAAAGTACAGAATATCGGGAAAAATTAGCTGTCATGATTGTTGGTTATACACATTTGGAAAAACGTTTCGGGGCGGCAATCCGCCCCTGCGTTTTGGTATCTTATACTTCAAGCATTCCATCCTCAGCAAGTTCATCGCAGGTTTCTTCAAGAATCTGCTCCAACTCATCCCAGGAATCACAAATCCAGCGTGGAGTACCGTAGGGAGCGTTTCTCCCATTGCCATAGTCGGTAAGGAAAAGGCTTTCGTCCGTCACTACAAGACGTTCTTTGTACTCGAAAATGAATGCTGTACCCTTGAAGTATTCCCAGCAGGTTTTTGCCTTGTCGGAAAATTCGCTCGGCAGTGCAAGTTCAACTGCTGATCTTTCGTTTTCGTGATCGTTCATATCCACCGGTCTGTAGCCTACAATCATGTGCGTGTCGGGTCTCAAAAATTTCATTTGTTTTTCCTCCGTATTTCGTGGCTTTCGGTGCAGTTCTCCGCTTCCGTTGTACACAGTATACCGCATAGTGTGAATGATAGCAAGCGGCTAAATCCAACGAAATATCGAGCAAAAACGGCTATCGTAATTGTGTAGTATATACCTTGCCGCAGCAGCCTCACAGTTGTCCAAGTATGCCGTCGTTCTGAAAAAGGGATAACTTTGCGAGAACAAGAAAAACGGCGAATGTGGGGCAACACAGTGGCTGTACGAGCAAGAATCCCTTTCGGGATTCCGCTCCGCCTTGGCTTTATCTGTCTGATTCACATTCCCATTCAAATTCGCAGTAGGCATCGTATTCGTCATCAAAAAGGGCATCGTCGTCAATGTAATCTGTTTCGTAACTGATGCTGTAGATTTCATCGAAAATCGTACCTTTTTCCGCCGCATCCTCCTTGGCGAGGCCTTCGGCATCCGTTTCGATCCAAGCCTTAAACTCGCTGTTGCTCATGTCTTCGTTCTCGACTTCAAGCTCGTACTCGTAATCGCTGTCCACCCATGTGATAACCGCTTTGCTGATGTACTCACGCTCGTTCCAATCCATTCTTCCTGCCATTGCCCTTACCTTTGCTTCTCTGTAGCTGATCATTGATTTTTCCTCCATTTTACGTTGTTTTCGTGCGGTGTATCTCCGCTGCCGGTGTGTGTATATTACCGTCTTTCAGAGGATAAGTCAACGGATTTCAGAGAAATAAATATAACAATGATCTTGGCTATTTTTCGGGCAAAATTGTGTGTTTTATGATTTCAAAAACAAATCCCACAGCTGCCCACGTGTGCCGCCGTTCTGCGTGTGGGGGAATTTTACATAGGAATTAAAAACGGTGGACGTGGGCAAACGTGGCGACTGTTTGACGCTTAATCAGCGTGCTTCCGATGAATGATGCTGATGATTTTTTCCTGTTCCTCAGCGGAAACACCAATGGCTTCAAGAGCCTCACGAGTTCCGCAGTCAGGACAAATTTGGATGTTGTCGACTCTTGAAAGGGCAGGTATTTCCGTGTAGCTGCATCCGCACTTTGGGCAGATTCTCGGTTCTCTGATTTCACTTTTCATCTCCCACACCCCTTTCGCTGATGTCAAATGCAAGCCGCAGATACTTCAAATCGAATCCGAAATCACGGTAACCCTGAACGCAGGTTCTGACATAGGAACTGCTCGGAATTCCGAGTGGTCTGTTCTCGTGCATGATGTACACAAAAGCCTTGATTTTTCGATGGTTTACGGTGACTTTCATTTCCGTTTTGTAATAGAAAGTCGGGCAGCCCTCGTAAACATCAAGCCTGCGTTCATCGGTTACTGACACTTCCCAGACAACAACCGGAACTTTAGAATTTTCGGCTTTTTCAATGGTGAGGTAAGAGCCTGTTTTGCTGCCTTTGAACAGCAATTGATAGCCGTGAATCCACGCTGTTCCGACCGGCTTTGCATCGGGGCAGCGGTAACGCATTTGATGAATGTTGAGGTTTGAACCGTAGGCAAGATAGTATTTTTTCATTGTAATCGTTCCTTTCCGAAGGGTGCGGGTATCCGGCGGACACCTCTGCCGAAGGCAGAGGCACCGACCGAGCCGACAGGCTAGACATACCCTTCTACCACCCTAAGCCGCCCGTAGGCGGCGTGGGAAGCAGGAGGCTACCCCTCTGCGTTATGCTCCGTATCTCCAGGCGGCATTGCCTTCCAGATTTCGCATTAAAATTTCTCTTGCCGTTTTGAACTCATCCCCGACAAAACCCAATCGGATGAGCCAAGTTCTCATCAAGAACTTCTTGTTTTCGGAAGTACTCTTCTTTGGGCTTGCAGTTTTCAGTTCCTTTGCCATTTCGGAAAGAGCAAGTGCAAGCTGAATGAAGGTTTTCAATTCACCTGCGTGCAGTCCGTTCTGCCTGCCGTTTTCAGGCTTGTTGAATTGAAAAAGTCGAAATTCAATTGTGCCTTTTGTAAACACGCTGTGCAAATTGAGCTGTGCATATCGGCTGTCGTTGTAGTGCTGATTTCTGCCGTAGTCGCATCCCTGCGAGCCGTACCAGATGTTCGCAAGCTGAGCCATTGTTGTTGGCTTTTTGCTGTTAAGCTGTTCCAAAAATTGTGGATTTACTGTTCGGCAATATCTGTTTATGCGACCTCTGTCGATTTTCAGGCTTTCTATCAGAAGTTCCTCGTGGCTTGCCATAATGTTTGCAAGGTTTCTAAGGCTCTGCGGTGTGTGTCCGTTTGCTCCGATGTGAACATGAACTCCGCATCCGATTTCGTAGGAACTTTTTGCTCCAGCCTTGCGAAGTTTTCTTACAAGTTCCTGCAAGGTTTCGATGTCATCGTAGTGAAGAATCGGTGTTACCAGTTCGCATCTTTCGCTGCTCGGGCCTGCAATGCTGACATCCCTTTGGAATTTCCATTCTCTGCCCTGCGAATCCCAAGCACTCCAAGTTTGGTAACCGTTGCCGACGGCTGTGTCTTCGAAATTGTCTGTTCCGAAGAACTCTGCGGCAATTTTCGCAGCCTTGCTTCTGGTGATGTTGTTCATCTCAATTTCAACCCCAATGGTCTGATTTTTAAGGTTTTCAATCTGGATTCTTGTCTTTTCGTTCATGATGTTTTCCTCCGTTTTTCGGGGCTTTTCGCCCTTTCGTTGTATCACATATTACCGTCTTTCGGAGGATAATGCAAGATGTAAATTAACCGATCTTTTCGCTGTATATCTGCGAAATCTCTGGTGTATTTATACACTTGCTATACTTGATTTTGTATGGTATACTTACATACAATGGAGGAGTGGCTCGCTTATTTTTTGCCCTCAGGATGGTTCAAAATTGCAATGGAATCCACACCCGGAATCACCGCAAGACTGCTGCCGTTCTGCCACTTCACATGGACATTTCCGATGTCGTCAACAAACTGAACTTCGCCGATTGTTCCGACAGGAGGTGCTTGCTCATCATCCATTGAGATAAGCTGCACCGTTGTTCCTGCCGGGTATTTTTGACGGAGCATTGCAAGCTCCTTTTCATTCGGAAACTGCATTGTTTGCACCTCCATTTCTGAACGCTGAACTGCCCGAAAGATTGCGAAGCAGGACTTTTCTTGCTGCCTTGAATTCCGTGCCGATCATACCGATTCGGAGGAGAAAGCACCTGAATGCATACTTTTCATTATCGCTTGTATCAGGCTTATTGTTGATGCGGTTTAGATTTTTTGCAAACTCGCAGAGCATGGAAATGAAAATGCTGTAAGCATCTGCATCGCCGTCTTGTTTCACCGTAAACCAAGGAAAATCCACGGTTTTCTCAGTTTTCAAAATGTTAAGGCTGTCAGTTTTGAATGCAGATTTGAAAAGTCCGCCCTTGTTCTCGATGATGCGTCTGACTCTGTTCAGCGTTCTTTCGCTGAGTGAATCAATGGGCATCTGAACAGTGAGTTTATTGCTTTCGGTATTGGGAATCTGATAACCTCTGCGGTCAAGTTCAGCGAGAAGATGCTGGATTTCTTTTTCGTCAGCATCATCTCCGATAATCAGCGTACCGTCTTTCGTTACAGTATGGCTGCCGATGATGTATGCACAGGTCGGCATATACTGATACTCGGCAGGTTTTCCGATAATTTCACTGACTGCTCTGACCAGATTCTTGCGTTCCTCGCCTGTGAGATTGAATTCGATATTCATGTGATTAACCTCCTGTTTTCACCGCCTCTGCGGCGTTTTCGTAGTCACATATTAACTCGTTCTGCACAGAATAGCAAGTGTGAAATGTCACGAAATATCGGCATAAAATCTGTCATTTTTCTACACGATAACTTTATGTGAATTCGGAAGATAACATAGTATCTGTCCGTTCACAATTTGCTGCTATCGGCAAAAATTGCAAAATTATTATTTGAAATCTATTGATATTTTGCCGATGATGTGGTATAATAGTAAAAAAGATACTTGAGGAGAATTCGTATGAAATATTTATCAGTAGCAGAAATCGCAAAGAAATGGGATATATCAGAAAGAACAGTTCGCCATTATTGTGCAGAAGGTCGCATTCCTGACGCATTTCTCACCGGAAAAACATGGAATATCCCTGAAAATGCCATCCGTCCAAAGCGGAAAAACAGTAAAAGTGATGTGCCTAAAACTTTGCTTGATGTGCTTCGCTTTGAAAAGAAAAGTGCAGTCAAGGGTGGAATCTATCACAAAATCCAAATTGAACTGACATACAATTCAAACCATATTGAGGGCAGTAAGCTGACGCATGACCAGACTCGCTATATTTATGAGACAAATACAATCGGTGTAGATAATGATACCGTAAATGTTGACGATATTGTGGAAACTATGAACCATTTTCGCTGTATTGATATGATCATTGAAAACGCCACACATCAGCTTAGTGAGACGTTCATCAAATCCTTGCATTATACGTTGAAAAACGGAACAAGTGATTCCCGTAAAGATTGGTTCGCTGTTGGCGATTATAAAAAACTTCCGAATGAGGTCGGCGGAAGAGTTACTGCTGCACCGGAAGAAGTTGCCGAAAAGCTCCACAAGTTGCTTGAATCTTATAATGCCGTCAAAGAAAAGAATCTTGAAGAAATCATTGCTTTTCATTATGAATTTGAATCTATACACCCTTTTCAAGACGGAAACGGACGTGTAGGCAGATTGATTTTATTCAAGGAATGCCTTAGAAATCAAATCACACCGTTTATCATTGATGAAAAGCACAAGCTGTTTTATTATCGTGGACTTCATGAATGGAAAGACCAGAAAGGATATTTGCTTGACACCTGTCTTTCTGCACAAGATACATTCAAGGCTTATCTGGATTATTTCAGAATTCCTTATTCTGACTGATGTTTCATGTGTGCTTCAGCATACTTTTTTATTTAATGTTACTACGTTCACAAATTGCTCCAGAGGCTGCCGAATATGGCAGCTTTATTTTTTAGGCTTGTAGAGAAATACTCTGATCGGAACGCCCTGCTTTTTGCAGTTATCAATGACATATTTCGTGCCACGTGATGTTCCGTCCCAGAATGCAAGCACCAGATCGGCATAAGCGATGATCTCAAGATTCCGTTTCAGCGGAGCTCCTCTTCCGTAGTGGTTGTAGTCTGGAAGAAATTCCGTCAGCTTGATGTTATGTGTAAGAGCGTACTCTCTTGCACAAGTGTCAATGCCTCTCGCACCGCCGCTGACGATTTCCGTAACATTCTCCGGCAGAAAATTTTCCAGGTCAATAACGCCAAGATTCCTTGAGCCAATAATTGCAATTTTCATGTTAATCTGTCCTTTTCTGAAATTTTATAGATACACCATATATCTATACACAACATTATACCACAGAGTAGCTGTAAAATAAACATATAATATATTCAGAAAAGGAGAGTTTTTTATGGCTACGAAAAGTGTATCAATTAGATTTGAAGAGGAGATGCTGAAGAAAATCGGATATATTGCGGATTATGAGGGACGTTCTGTCAACAGCGAAGTGCTGTGCCTTGTCCGTGACCGCATTCTTGCATTCGAACGGGAAAACGGAAAAATCGAGGGAACGATCAGCCCTGATTTGAATGTCAAGCCGTCACGCAGAGATTAATCATCTGCCTTAATATCGGTTCGTTCACAATTTTCTTCCCGATTGGCATAATAAGCGATTCCAGCAAGCACAAACCACACCACCGGAAGTGACACCCCATTTCCCCAAAGGTGGTATTCGGCAGAATCGCTGTGCGGATTTTTGAGAAATTTCTCCACGGCTTTCCGTGTTTTCGGCTTGCTGTCTGGATTTACCGCCAGTCGATACGTTTCAAAAATCTGCATCCATTCATCTATCTCGGATTCAGTAGGACTGGTATTTTCCAGTCCTTTACACCACCAAGAAGGAAAGCCTTGTAATTTTGCACATTCAGATGGAGTAAGACGCCTTATAATATACTCGGTTTCTGAACTGTTGCCGCTGACAGTCGGAGGATCTTTGTAATCCGATGCAACGAGAGTTCCGGCTTTTTCCTCTTCAGCAACGGTGTGGTAGGAACTTTTGCTTGTGGAATACACAGGTTCAGCGACAGCACCCGGACCTTTTGCAACCATAGTGGGTTGCGACTCCTTCTCAATCTGAAAATTGAACATTGCGTTATATCCCTGATTGAACGCAGGTCTGCCGATACCATATGCAACTGCATGATTTTCTGTGCAGTTAAGACAGTACATGGTATCGGATTCTTTGTACCCGTCGCCATGATGAGAAGGCCTGCTGCCGTTGCCCTCTATGACTACCATGCCTCCCTGATTTTTACAAGGTGACTGGTTACTGGTATCAATTGTTCTTGCTGTATCAGCTTCATAAAATCCGCTGTTGGGATTATCTGACATCATGGAATTGCTGTGTTTAGAGCAGATTCCGTAAGCCTTTGGAACGAAAAGCGTTTGATCATTATTGCAGGAGAGCGTTGCGGATTTATCTTCCTGTATTAACGCTCCACGACCGCCGTTTCCATGTCCGCAACGAATTTTCATGGTTTTGGGAGTGTCCAGCAAAAGCGGAACATTTCCTCCACCTGTTCCGCAACGGCTTGTGAGCGTCTGACAAGTATCTTCATCTGCGATTTTCAGACGGCTGTCGGCAGAATGGTTTTCAAGAGCAATTGCCGCCGGAACAACACCTGCACGAAGTGTTGGGGAAGTTTCTTCTTCGTAGCCGATACCACGTGCTTTTGCGGAATGTTCCGTACAGAAGCCTGCGGATTCCATTACACAAGGCGGATGATGTGCCTCTGCTCTCAAGGTGGAAGTCTTATCCGTCAGGATGTCGATTCGTTCTCCGCCTTGGTCGCACATACAGACTGTGCCTGTCCTTCCAGAGCCGTTTTCAGTACCTTCGGCAGCTCTTTGCCACGAATGGAAGCTCTGCGGAGAATACCCAGACAAGCCTTCGGACTCAAATAATACTTTTGCGGCACACCGACCTCTAAAATCTGCGACAGCAAACAAACGTCTGCGTCTCTGAGCGACTCCGAAGTATTGAGAGTCGAGCAAACGCCACGCAACGGAGTAATCGTTTCCCATGATATATCCTGCTTTTGTCCATTTTGCAGGTTTAGGAACAGATGCGGATTCATCTTTAATCCGGCAGAATTCTTCGAGGACACGGCGAAAATCTTCTCCTCCGTTGGAGGATTGACATCCCGGTACATTTTCCCACACTGCGAATCTTGGATATTTGCCATCGGTTGCACACCTCATTTCCTTAATAATTCTGATAGCCTGAAAGAAAAGATTAGAGCGTGAACCTTCCAGACCGGAACGTTTTCCAGCAATGCTCATGTCCTGGCTAACAAGGGCTGCCGAAGGTTATAATATCGACAGCCCCAAGGTCACCTCCTTTTATTTTTGAGACATCTCCCACGTGTTTCATCATGGGCAGACGCTTTTTTGTAACAGCAATCGGGAACGGTTCGATTTCTGATGCAAACTTCGGCGTAATTCCGCAGAGAAGTCCTGCAAGAGGAAAGCCTCCTGAACCGTCAAAAAGGCTACCGAGTGTCAGTGTTTTATTCATTAGTCACCTCCAGATTACTTCCTGCTTTATCGCATGACAAAAGAAACGCTCTGCATACTGATAATTCTGCAAAGCGTTTACATTTCTCTATAACTTTATTTCGTATCCATATTGGTGCGGCAGGAACATCGTTATATCTTCCATATTCGCTAAACATACACTCCATACCAACATTTCTTGCCTGAACTGCCTCTTGAAATGTATCGTAGTATCCAAGATGAATATCCAGCTGACTGATTTTGATTCTTGCACGATATTTCTTTCTGGGTGGATAATAACTTACTCCGCTTACACCAGGTGTGTAATTCATATTGCCGATATCACTCACGTCCTCTCTGAGTGTCATTCACATTGCTGTCTTGAATATTCAGTTCGTTCACTGAAAACTCATGTACTTCTGAACAAGGGTACTTTACTCCGTTGCGCAGAACATACACACCATCAGCTGAACCAACAGCAGCAATGTATCTTCTGATGATTGCTGATGCATATTTGGGATCAAGTTCCTGCGTGTAACAGATTCTGTTGGTCTGTTCTGATGCAATGAGTGTAGAGCCGCTGCCGCCGAAAAGATCGAGAATGATTCCGTTTTCCTGTGAGGACATACGAATCGGATATGCAATCAGTGGAAGAGTTTTCATTGTAGGATGCAGCTTTGACTTTTTCGGTCTGTCAAATTCCCATACAGTAGTCTGCTTGCGGTCACCGTAGAATTTGTGCTTTGCAGTATCCTTGAAAGCGTAAATTACTGGTTCGTGCCGCATTTGGAAATCCATTCTGCCGATAACAAGTGTATCTTTTACCCAGATACAAGTTGTAGAATAGTGGAATCCTGCATTAACAGTTGCATTATAAAAATTACATTTTTCTGCGTCTGAATGAAAACAGTAAAATGCTCCGCCGTCTGCGAGAGATGTATATGCGTTTTTGAACGCATCCAAGAGGAACTGATAGAACTTTTCACTGTCAGACCATTTGTCATTCATAATTGTCATACCTGTACCGCCGGAATATGCACAATTATACGGAGGATCTGTAATACAGGCATTCGCTTTCTGACCGTCCATCAGCAAGGCAACTTCATCAGGTTTGGTGGAATCACCGCAGCGAAGTCTGTGTCTGCCGAGAAGCCAGATGTCACCATTTTCAACAAATGGTTCAAACTCTGCTGCCTTATCTACATCAAAATCATCATCCTTTACATCTTCATCCGATGCAAATAAGTCCGCAAGTTCTTTTTCATCGAATCCGGTAAGACCTAAATCAAAACCGAGATTCTTGAGTTCCTCCATTTCAACGGCAAGAAGTTCATCATCCCAGCCAGCATCAAGAGCCATGCGATTATCGGCGAGAATATATGCTTTCTTCTGAGCTTCGGTAAGGTGGTCGACAAATACACAAGGAACTTCTGCAATACCTTCTTCTTTTGCAGCGGTCACACGTCCGTGACCTGCAATAATGTTAAAATCCTTATCGATGATAACAGGGTTGACAAATCCAAACTCACGCAGGGAAGAACGCAATTTCAGAATCTGCTCCTTGCTGTGGGTACGAGCGTTGTTCGCATATGGCACAAGCTTGTCAATATTCACAAGTTGAAATTCAGTCGTTGTTTTCATTACCCAGCCCTCCTATGTAAGATTTTCTGTAGTCCCTTTCGGGCATCCATGACATGACCTTTAACCGCCTGTCCCTTGAGCGTTCTGTACTGTTGTTTGGAGAGATGCTGGCGGCTGTTCTTTAAGTCACGCCAGAATTGTATATCTGTATTTGATTTCATAAATACATCCTTTCTGTTACTTGCCCCTTGAACGGAGCAGCATTTCCATCATATCCATTTCGCCGGTGAGCGTTACTTCCTCGGAGCAGTTCTCACGAACTATCTGATAAATCTGAGACCATATCTGCTGCGCCTGCTTCATAAAACTCTGACTCATAGCAACGAAAGGACTTTGTATCGGTGAAGTAGGGCAGGTGGGATGTTTGCCAAGAAGTCCATAGGAACTGATAGCCTCTTCACACTGCATCCAACGTGCCACGCTCATTGAATATTGCTCGATCATTGCAGGGGATACAAGGCGTTCGCAATTGAAGCCTTTCAGCCAGAGCCATGTATCTTCATAGATTTTATCAGCACCAAGCGGCTTACCATTTTTCTGTCTTGCAGAAAGTATTTCACTTGGCTTCGGCATATCTTCGCCCACAAGATTAGAAATATCGTCGGGGACTTTAATCTGAGTTAAAGCTCTGCCGCCTGGATTTCCTGCAGCAATTTTTTCTGAAAGAGCTTTTTTTGGTCGCCCTGCACCAGGTCTTGCACCGCCTCTGTTTGTGCCGTCTCTCGCCATAGTATCACCTCCTGAAAAATTCAATTAAAAATCAATCGAGCATAAAAAAGACCTGACTTTAAAGTCAGGAAAATAACGCAATTTCGTATTTCTTTGATTTTGGGCATATACCATCTTAGATTATGCTTGTTTTCTGCGTAAGAGGGAGCGCCGGTCTTTTCATGAATCCTCTGTAGAGATTCTTATACCCCAGGGGGCTGTACTTCATTCTGCTAAAGTCAATAGTGATATTCCGGTCTGCTGTCCTCGCTTCCGGTTTTCTTATCGTGACAGGGCTTACAAAGTGCCTGCCAGTTAGATTCACTCCACATCAATATTTTATCACCTCGATGAGGGATGACATGATCGACTACCGTTGCAGGAACATACCTACCTTCAGCCATACACTTCACACAAAGTGGGTGCTTGTGAAGATAAGTTTTACTGATTCTCTGCCACTTGCTCCCATAACCACGCTTAGCAGACGACGGTCTATCAGGGTGGAGAAGCTTGTGTTCCTCACAGTAATTGCCCTCTGTCAGATTTGGACAGCTGGGATGTTTGCATGGTTTCTTACTCTTCCTCGGCATAGCAGTCACAATCCTCGCAAAAATCAGTCACTTCAACATGAATCTTTTTCAGGGCCTTGTGGTGCTGTTCTTTAACCCATTCAACAGTATCATTCAGTTCATCAGCAATAGCAGCCCATGTTGCAGCGTAAAAATAACGCAAACGAAGAATCTCACGCTGATCGGCGTTATTGTTAGCCATGATAATCTCTTCAAGATTACGCTTCATGCGGATAGAATCAATCAAGTCATTCCAGGCAGATTCGACGATTTCATGCACTTCATCTTCATCAATTTCCATCGCCATAGACTTCCAGTCATGATAAATCACCATCTGCTCTCTGATACGGCTGTTCAGACCGATGCCGTTTCTTAAAACTTTCTTTGCAAGCATAATGCTCCTCCTTGGGGTATAAAATTAGCCTTTGCGGATTTCTCTGCAAAGGCTGTTTCTCTTTATTCTGTTTTCCTACTTTACAGTATATCACATATGCAGTGTATTATCAAGTATTATGGTGTATCATCGAGTATCAACTTTTTCACGGCAATGCTATGTAATCTCTTGGTATGAGATTCACTGTAGCCGATTTCATCAGCAATTGTCTTCCAGTTTTTGAATTCAATATAGCGTTTGTAAAGCAAATCTCGGTCATCGGGACTGTCAAGAGATATAAGTGCCACCTGAAATCTATTCTTCAAATTTTCCAGTTCAGCAAGTGCGATATCAGCTTCATGATCAAGATCAATCGCTTTTTCAATTTTTTCGGTTTTTTGATGAGGATTGAGAATGGTATTTTTAGGCATATCACTGTATGAGGGAGAATCAGGCAAACTTTCTGTTATCCTGATTTTATTTGCCTCACGTCTTTTTCTTTTGATTCGGCGTAATAAAACGTTAGCCTTATTCATATATTCCGATGCCGTCATATCACCATCTCCTCCAGCACAGCCTTTACCTCATTAACAGACCTGACAACCACAGCTTTTCCACCGCATTTCTGTATTTTGTTGATAACTGAATCCTGCAAAGCCGTAGTTTTACCTTTTTCTGTCTTGACCTCAAAAGCCACAAATTTTCCACAGTAACAGCAAATGATATCGGGAATACCTGCCGTTCCATACATACCGCCATGCTCCTTCCAGCAGAAGCAATCCGGCACGGTTTTCAGGTATTTCAAAATTACCCTTACAATATCCGATTCTTTCAATCTTTTTCACCTCTTACTCTTTTACTGATTTTACAAGTAAATTACTATTATAATCATAAAAAACGAGAAAATAGATATATGTATATAATAGTAAATATATAAGGAATTACAAAAATCTCACGTAAAGCCGGTAAATGCCGTCAGAAAGCAACGCAGACTTCTCCGTGGCAATATTACGTCATTTTAAAATCTCCGCAAAACGAATCCCTCTCCATGTACGGCGTTTTCCGAGTCTGTCTGTAGCTCTCACAACAGTCGGAAAATTGGCTTCCAGTTCGTTGTTGAAGTTCTGCTGGCTGAACGGCGTAAGTCCACAGCTGTCACAATACGATTTGTAGCGTTCAAAAAATTCTGCTCTGCCAACTTCTGCATCCATTTTCAGCTCGCAGCAATCCCTTACAAAAGCAAGCACACTGTTGCTGTCCTCACGGTATTTCTGGAGTTCTTCACGGTTTGCCTGCGTTTCAGAAAACTGAAAATGATTATTCATCAGACGATGCAAACCTTCCAAAGCAAACAGAAATATACCGTCCGCTTCACATCGAAACTTTTCTAAAAGTTCAGGGTCACGCTTTTCCTCCGGTACGGAATGATTAAAACGCACAATAATGAGCCTTCGGTAAAATCCCTCTGATTTATCGCCATAGTTCTTCGGAATACTATTGCAGGAAAACAGCAGTCTTGCATAAGGCTGAAAGGAAAACGGATTCTTGTTTTTCTTCTCAACCGTCAAATAATCCTCACCTACAAGAGCCTTGAAAATACCATTATCCTCGATGCCTTTTGTGGGCAGTTCCGCACAGATATTCGCCCATTTTCCGAAAAGCTCAGCTGTCTTGAAACGATCACTGAGCGCCTGCCATGCCACATTGGACACATTCTCTTTTCCAAGCAGCAGTTCATTCAGCACACGCAGAAGTACAGATTTTCCTGCACCGCCTTTTCCTACAATGATAAAACATTTTTGTGCGTGATTTACCGGAATCAGAAAGTATCCCAGCATTTCCTGAATAAGCGCTATCTGGTCATCTTCCAGCGATTCATGCAGAAACTTCATAAATCTCGGACACTTTGCACCGGGAGTATATCGGACGTTTAATTGTACCGTTGACAGATATTTTGATGTATGCTCGGAGAGTACACTGTCAAGTACATTGTAAAGTCCGTTCTGCACATTGATAATATACGGATTGGGATTAAGCTCCCTGATATCCTTCTGCACCTGCATTTTCCACTGACCTTCGGTATCATTTATTTGAGAAAGCTTTGTGTATCTCGTCAGCATTTTTTCACGCACCATATTTCTTGCGGTAAGTTCCGTAATACTATGAAATACACCGTTTTCATAACAGTAATACTGCTCCGCCGCATAAAAGACAGGTGCATTCTGCGTCATATATTCTGCAAGAACACCGGGCAGGAACTTTGCTCCACGTTCCGTCATTTCGTACCAATCGGGAATATCCATACCAGACTGATGCTTTTTTGTTTCCGACTTGCTCAGAAATGTTTTGTAAAGTTCCTTTTGCAGTGAAAGCAGAGGTTTGATATCCGCATTTTTGAAGCCGAAATACTGCTTCAAATCGTAATTTATGATAGATTCGGCAGTTACACAGTCCACGTTGTAAAGATAATCAGATACAAAAATTCGTGCTGTTTGCAAGTCCTCCACAACCGCATTTTGAATCTCCTGCTGACGTAAAATAATACGAATTCCATTTATTGTAAGAGGCTGAAAACACAGTGCCGCAGGAGATTTGCATTTGCACTTTCCGTCTTTTAATTTTGGACACTGATAGCCTTTTTCGGCAATTGTGCGGCAGGTCATTGGTTTTGTACCGCTGCTGAGAAAATGCTGTATCTTCTTTTGTGTTTCATCAAAAGAATAGTTCGGATACAATTTGGAATATTGATGTATGACCTCTGCACCGCCGTCAAATACGCTTAAATTTGAGATCATCGCATACCAGTCATGCTCCGGCAGTGATGCTGCGTTGTCACGACAGTACTTGATAAAATCGCACTCTGCTTCTACAATGCGAATACCTTTTTGTTCGCCATGAAGTTCTTCCTTCGGAGATTCTGTTTCCACATTGGGCAGAGCTTCCGCAAGCTGTTCCTGCATATATCTACGTTCCGGATGAAATGAAATACATTCCACCAGAACAGGTTCTTTTTTGCAGTGATAAAATCCTGGCAAACGCATGACACGGCTCTCGTTAACGCAGGCAGGATCACCGCCGAAATGCTGTACCAGTGCTTTCTGAATCGGACGAAACTGTGCTACTTTTGCGTCCTTGACAAACCAGTATGTATGCAGAGATTTTCTTGTCCTGATAATCATAGACGGCGACAGCGGAAACGCATCAATGAGTGCCTGCTGTTCCTCGAAAGATTTATCGTCCATTTCCACAAACTGTGCATTGATGCGAGTGATACTGTCATCGGTCTGACCACCAGAGTTCACCACGAAAAAGATACCACGATTTTTCTTGTTATGCTCCCGCAAAGTAGATTCCACAGCAAAGAATTTTCCAGCTTCTACGGACAGCTTTGCACCCGTGAAAATGCCTTCCTTTCTATCATCAAAAACACGCAAATTCACCGTATCATCGGGATTGAACATGACATTTATGACATCCTGTGCCGATATATTCATAAGACTTCCTCCATTTTTTCCGTGAAATAACGAATCGGCATATGCCTGCGTTTCGCCCACTTTATCTCCTGTGCCATGCCTTTGGAAATGCTGCTTCCGAACACCCATAATTCCACGCATTTGGTCAGCATCACATAATTCATGAACATTGCCGTCTGCCGTTCTTCTCCAAGCGTATCGTCCATAAACTGCGGAAAAAGCAGATGCGGTGCAAAAGGAATACTGTGATGCATGACCGCAAATCGGCTGTATCTCCGTACATTTTCAATGTTAAGATTTGTATTTCCACGATAGGGTGAACAGATATATACCAGAGGACGAAATGCGGCTAAACGGCGTGCTTTTCGCTCCTCGCTCTCGATTCTTTTCATTGCTTCAAATTCGGTTGGGGAATAATATCCTTCACTGTTGTGTGTCGATGCCAAACTCATCCCTCCAGTTCCTCTAAATTACCGAAACTCTCTCCGGCAGATGCCTCCGCCACAAGCGGCAGGTCAAACTCAGAAAACGGCTGTTTTTCCATACATTTACGGATAAACTCCACTGCTTCAGAAAGTCGTTCTTTTGGAATAATAAATGTCAGTTCATCGTGAATTTGCAAAATCGGTTTCAGCCAAGGGCGTGACGGCAGTTCTTCTAAAATGCGAACGATGGCAAGCTTCAGAATATCCGCAGCCGTTCCCTTAATCGGCGTATTTAATGCACAGCGTTCTTCAAATGTCTTTAGTCCCCAGTAATCACTGCGAATATTCGGTAAATATCTGCGTCTGCCGAGCCATGTTTCGATATACATTTTTCCTGCGGCATCTCGCTTTGTTTCTTCTTGCCAAGTGGTCAGTGCAGGATATCCGGCTTTCAGATTTGCGATGATTTCAGAGCATTCATCAACCGATTTTTCCACGCTTGCCTTGAATTTCAGCGTACTTTGCAGACCTTTCGGAAACAGTCCGTAAAATGTTCCGAAGTTTACGTTTTTGGCGATAGTACGCTGTTCCTTGTACTCTTTGCGATGCTTGTCCTGTGCTTCTTCGTAAGTACAGCCAAAGATAACAGAAGTGGTTGCAGCGTGAATATCTCCGCCGTTTTTGTAGGTTTCCATCATG